AATGTTCTCCTGGTAATGTAATTTTTACAAATTGTCCGTTACCATTAGGAATAGAAACACTATAACTCATCTTACCATTTACCATTTTACCAGTTGGTTTAAATGCAGGAACTAAATCCCCATCTTTCATACGAGCTTGTATATCTTCGTATTTAATATTTACACCATTTTCATCTACACCAAAAGCTCCAGCATCTTTTTCAGATTGACTTAATGTTGCCCACCAAGCATCCATTGTAGGTAATACGGAAAAGATTGTTCCTGTATCACTTAAATTAAATTCATTTTCAATTCCGTGTTTAGTTAACTGATAACCTTTTTTTTCAGTAAACTTACTAGGAGTATAATTTGTTTTTAACAATTTGTTTAATGCAGAGAATGTAGCTAGTTCTATTGTTTTTGAATCTGTAATATCTACAGAAGCACCACTTGCCATAAACTTTAATTCGTTTGCTACTGCAACTTTAAAATCAGCTTTAACTCCATCTTCCATTAAATCCCATGGGCCATCTGCAAACAAAGTCCAACTATCTGGATATAAAACTTTAGAAAATTTATTACCATCTCCAAATATAGTTGATAAAGATAAATCTCTTGAAACACTTTCTCTAAAAGGACTCCATGTAGAGAACAAACCTTTTTTACCATCTAACGCATTATTAATACTTTCTTCATATGCAGAAACATCATTAGAAATTTGACCATCAACACTTATACTAATTTCTTTATTATCTTTTCTACTAAAGTTAAGAGCAGCAGAGGCAATTTCTCCATCACTTAATTCTAGTAAGTTATTTTGAGAAGCATAAAACATAAAACTACCTGTATCTACGTTAGTATGAAATCCACTAAACTCACCTTTAATTTGATTATAAAATTCTAACTGTTTTTTAAATCCTTCTAATACTTCTGGTTGAGCTAGATCACCTATAGGTTTACCTATATAAGTTTCCCAAGATTCTGGAATAGAACCATTCTTTTCAAAGATTGTTTTAACAGTATTAAAGTTAACATTATCAACAGTTAATATTTGAGAGGGATCTTCATTAATTGCAAACTCAGAAAGTATTTGTTCAAACGCATCGTTTTCTTCTGCTTTAGTTAAACCTGTTAAAATCTCACCATTTTTTATTTTAACAACATTAGCTTGAGTTTTATAAACTCCATTAATATGTTTTTTAATTTTTAAAGAATCTTCCGAACTAACATCAGAATAGTTTTCTATTATATATTTTTCTGCGTTACTATTTTCACCATTAGAAAATTGACTAAAATGTAAAGGACTACCTAACTCTTTAGCTGCAGATAAATTAAACTTAGTATGAGTAACTAAACCTTTAAGCTTATCACCTCTCCAAGTTTGATACTTACTTAATACTTTAGTATAAATATCTTCTCTTGTATCATAATCTTGAATATTACTTTTATACATACTAAACATTTCATTATCACTTTTAGTATTTTGAAACTTATCATTACCATCTAAGAAAGTTTGCATATGAGCAAAGAACTCATTCTCATTATCAAATGATATTCCTATATTAAGAAGTCTTGCTTCTTCTGTTTCATTAATCTGTTTAAATGTTTCTATATCGTGAACTTTTTGATTCTTTAATCCACTATCAACTAATAGTAATTGACTATTTTTTCTATCGTTATTTAATAGTGCATAAGAATTTTCAACTGTATTAGTATTTATTTTTAAATGTTTTTGATCTTGATTTAATAGTTCATTATTAACTGTATTCTCATATGCTTGTGAAATATTAGCATTAGTATTTATAAGAGTTTCAGTATGACCAGCTACTGCTTTATCATTTTCAAGTGAAATTTTATTGTTAGTTGCAAACTCTATTAAGTTATTATTATTATGAGCTAGTAATGCTGTAGCTTCACCTTCATATATCTTAGGAACATTTTCTAATAAAGCTTTTGAATAAGCATCAGTAGATGCCTTCATATCTGCTGGACTCATTTTATGCTTTTGACTTAACTCTAATTTTTGGTCAAATAGCTTTTGACTAAAATCATTTTTCCAAGCACTTTGATGATTAGCTTCAGCTTGTTTAGTATATACATCTAAAACACTTTCAAACCCTTTAGCAATTGTACCTATCTTAGTATTAGGTGTAATATAATTTGATTGAGTTTTATTATTGTTTAATGAAACTACTTTTTTACCTGTGTCTAATGCCATTATGATATCTCCAATTCCTTACATTCAATTTTAACAGCTAATTTGCTGTCGTTAATTTCTTCTTTGGTTAATAAATCTAAACTTTTATAAGCTTGATGATAACCAGTTCTTACACATGAATAATGATCTTCAAATTCGAAAGGCATTGTCTGTGTTGAAATACATTTAGGCTCATCAATAAACATACAAAGATGAAGCACTAAAATAAATTTTGTCATGCTGTTTTCTTTTCCTTTTTTGGATTATCTACTTTGTATTGATCTACTTTTGCTTTAGTAGTCATACCAGTTGATGCTATACTTACCCATCCACCAAACTGATCTGATTTTCTTGCCATTTTTTTTTGTTGACTATCAATAGAAAGAGAACTTCCTTCAGCTAAAGTATTTAATCTAATTGTACTTATATCCTTATCTGCTTTTTTACCTGTAACATCTTGAATATTTAAAAAGTGCATACTGTTATCAGAATAACCAGCTCCTGCTTGTATAGCTTTATTACTTGCTATAGTTGCTCTATAAATATCTCTACGATCATTTTCTTCTCTTAATCCTTTAAGATTATTTGCTTTGGCATTAAGTTCATATTGTCTTTGCTCCATTGCACTTTGTCTTTTAGAAGCTTGTATTTCAGAGTAAGTACCTACTCCTTGAATAACACCAGATATAATCATCATTGTTACTGGATCTGCACTCATGCGAAAACGACCTCCACACTCATTCCTAATATCTTCATAGGTAATGGATCATCTTGAGAAATAGTTATTGTTGGACTTTTACTATAACCTAGAAAGAAAAATTCTTTTTTAGAAGTTACTGCAACTAAATCAGAACCAATTACATCTGATACTTGTTGAACAACTAAAGATTTAGCTGATTGATCTGCTGCTTTAATTGTCATATCTAATGTACTATTCATATCAATGATAGCTCTTGATATTCTTCTAGGTGATCCAGTTAAAGGGCCTTCTGGTAATTCTTTATCAATAGGCATTGTTTCTAAAATAGGTATAAAATTAAATCCTACTTTTAATCCAGTAGCTCTTGGTACACCTGTTAGAGTAATTGTATCTGATGCCGAAACTGTAAATGCTCCTATAGAACTATTACCTTGAACAAGATTAACAGACTCATTAGTATAAATTCCATTAACTGAATGTAGATGACCTTTAGTAAAAGTTATTACTGCATCATCTGCAGGAACTGCTGCTAAATTTTTATCTAAGTTTAATGTATAAGTATTACTACCATTATCAGTAACAGCTTGAATATTGTATTCAGTTGCATTACCTGCAATTGTAAAATCTTCACCAATAACTGGTGCTGAAGTTAAACCATCTATAATTAATACTGCTGCACTTGTTGATTGAGAAGCTCCTTTAACTAATGGTGAACCACGTTGACTTAATGTAGTTGTGCTTTCACAATCTAATGTTGTACTATCATCATCTGCAAATTTTTCTAATGTATATACTGTAGATCCATCTAAAGATCGTTTACCAATACAAACTAAATGTTCATTAAGAACTGCAATAGATTGAAAGGTATCTCCAGTACGAGTTGACCATTGTACCCATCCTGCTATCTTTTCATCTCTAACAGAATGAAACACAGATAACTTACCTGGATGTGCTATTCCATTACTTAAAAAAAATGCGTATTGTTCTGGTCTAGTAGTATTACCTTTTAGAATAGCTATCTCTTTAGGATTATCAATTAAATGCTGTGCAAGAATAGATACTGATGTAGATTTATAACCATCTTCAATATCTGAATAAATAAATTCTCTAATTGTTTTACCATTCTTCTGAACAAACCCTGCTGCTTGGTCAAACATTTTAGGTGCTGTTCTAGAAATACCATAAGGTGTTTGTTTTTGAATTGTAATATTAGCAGGAGTAATAGTATTATCTGCTGCAGTTGGAGCATAGTATTCTCCACCATCAGTAAATATTTGTAAATCTTTAGCAGACAACATATGTCTTACTTCATTAACTTGATCTCCAGAAATATCTAAATCAATTGCTTTATCTGCTTCTGCATCTGCTAACGCAAAATTAGTATATTCAGAAATAGTAGAAGCTAATACTGCTGCAGGTCTAGAATATAAACCACCTAACCATAATCTATTACCATGAAATGTTATAGCTTGAGGATAACCTCTATGATCTGACATAGTTTGTTCATCCCATGTTGCTGTTGCATTTGTATCAGCTAATGTTTCTCTAATATTACCTACAACAACTGTTGTACTTGATCTTGATGTAATGTCTATTTCTTTAGCACCTATACGAATAGTTTTACCTACCCAGTTAGTATTAGTATCAAAGATACCTGCTGATGCAGTTATATTAACTGCTGTTCCAGTTGTTGCTGCTGCTGATAATGTTACAGCAGAATCTGCATATTTAAAATAAGGTTGGTATCTAGGATAACCTGTTGAATGAGATGAAAATGTAAATGTTCCTACAGTAAAAGATGTAGCTGATGCTCTAAAGATTTTTCTAATAGCATTATTTCTATGAGTTATATAAATAGTATCTCCAAATTGTGCAAAGTTTAATTCAAACAATTGTGCTGTAGTCCAATTACAATTAGTTGTATAATTAGAAGTTAAAACTGTACCACTTGTATTATAAACATCTAATCTATTATTAGATAAAACAATAATAGCAACTTCATCATCAGAAAATATAAATGGCATTATTCTGCTTTCAGCAGGAAGTGTTGCTAAGTAAGCTGTACCAGGTCTTCTCATTACACCACCTTCAGCAAGTAATGCAAAGTTCTTACATTCTTTAGCACCTTGATAATAAGATGAAACATCAGTACGAGTAGCTAATAAAGGATTAAGCTCTCCAGAAGAAAAATTGGTTATAACTGTTTTTAAAGTTCTGCCCATTAATCATTTCTAGTTGACGTTCTTAAACTTGTAAATCTATTTAAGCTTAAAACTTTTGTTGTTGTTTCTGTAGAGTCAATATTTTTAGCAACAAGTAATTGTCTTTCTGCTAATTCTTTAAACTGTTTAATCATTGCTGAATCTCTAGCAACTGAACCAGCAAATACAGAAGCTAATTCATATTCTAAAGCTAATCTAAAATGAGGTGGAAAATATTGTTCTTCAACTTTATAAATATAATCCATAACTAATTCACTACTTGCTCCATAGTTATCTACATATATATAATTTTTATATCTTGAATAAGGAATAACATGGTCATTTACAGTAATAGAAATTACTTGTAATGCAGCAGGATCAGTTGGTATTTGATATGCATATGTATATCTACCTGCTGGAGTGTTTGTTAATAATGATAAAGCTTGTTGAGTTGTAGCAAATCTCCATCTATGTCTTGTAAGAAATGCTTCTGTAATATCTGTGTAAACATTTGATGCAACTAAAGCTTCTGTACTACCATCAGTAAATGATGATATAGGACTTGCTCCTATCATTACTAATGCTCTTGCACAGATGTCTATACTTGTTGTTGCCATAATTTTTTATAGTGATAAGGGGGAAATACCTCTCGGCAAGATCCCCCTTATATTTATTAGCCTAGGCTAATTTTGTTGTAGTAACAGTTGCTGCACCTGAAGCAGATGAAACAATAAGAACGTCTGATTCTGCTGTACCTGCGTTTGTCGCACATACTAAAATCATGTCGCCTTTTTTCACTTCTGCGAAGGCCAGGTTAAAATAACCTGATCCAACTATTACTGATGTAGCATCTCCATCGGTGTAATACCAAAGAGAATTAACTGCACCCATCTGAGCCACTTTAGAAAGTGGGTTGTCGATTGCGTAAGCCATATTTATATCTCCTTAATGATTACTCGGCACACAGCTGAACTCTTGCTGCATCACCATCGATTATTGTAGCTCCTAACGAAATCATTGAAGTGATTAAGTGAGAAACTTTTTCTGGAACGTAGTTTACTTCTGTTTTAACATCAGTACCAACACCAACACCCAAAGCACTTTTGTGAAATGCTAGAGTTTGTCTGTCAGTTGCTACTGTTAATCCAGAATGAACGAAGAACAAGAAACCTAACCATCTTTTGGCAGTCATGCCATTTCCGAATGGAAGGTCATTTGGCCCAACGTATTCTACTCTACTGAACTGATCTACTGATAATAGATTAGACCATTGTTTCGGCCCTACTACCCAGTATCTTTGATTATCATCTGGAACATCATTCGTATTGAATACTTCCATCATGTTTTGTGCTTTAATCAAAGTCATTCCAGTTGTCGAAGAACTTACGTTGTTCGCAATTGAAGTTGCACCTTTCAGTTTATCTACAATAATATCATCAGTTTTTCTTCCTAATGCATATGCAGCTGATTGTGCTATTACTTGTCTTTCGTCTATGTTAACCTTTAGCTCGTCTAACTTGTCAACGTAATCTGCTGCGTAATAATCAGTTAAAGTCGCAGACACATTGCTGTGTGCAAGATCCATAGCAACTACTTCAGCATGTCTAGCTTTAGTATTTGCAGTACCTTTTGCAACTTTTTGAAATTTAACAGAACTACCATTAACATTGTTAACTGTTCTAACTAGGTTCTTTAATTTGCTTCCCATTCTTTGGTAAGCCATATGAACTTCTGCTTCGAACTGAGTAATAAAGGCATTGTTTATTGTTGATGCCATGTTTTTATTTCCCTATTTGTTAAGT